TTATGCTTTCTTTGCATCCTCAAAAACCTCAGGGTGGGACAAATTTGGGACATCGTCACCCAATATGTCGTCAATTTTCCTCGCGTGCTCTGTCAAATGATTAGGTGCAAGGTGTGCGTACCTACGCACCATTTCGATAGACTCCCAGCCGCCCATTTCCTGAAGTACTGACAGTGGTACACCTGACTGAATTAACCAACTGGCCCAGGTATGGCGGAGGTCATGAAAACGGAAATTTTCAATTCCTGCCCGACGACATGCTGTTAACCACGATGTGTTATAGTCCAGGCGCATCTTTCTGATGCTTGGTGTCATTGTCCCGTCAGGCCTTCTGGCAGCAGTGGTATAAACAAACACCCAGCGGTGATGTTTGCCTATTTGATCACGCAACACCTTGCAGGCAGTGTCATTCAGTGCGACCCCAATAGCGCGGTTTGACTTACTGTCTTCAGGGTTTACCCAGGCAACACGTCGCTGCATATCGATTTGTTGCCACTCCAGATTAATAATGTTTGATCTCCTCAGGCCAGTTGCCAGTGCAAATTTAACTACAGATTTCAGGGGATCAGAACATGCATCAATGAGTCTCCTGGCTTCTTCTTTTTCCAGCCATCTCACGCGTTTGTTTTTTACGGCAGGTATTTTGATTACAGGTGCTTTTTCAAGCCATTTCCAGTCTCGCTCTGCGGCGCGCAGAATAGCCTTGATCATTGCCAGGTGTGTTGCTTTTGTTTGCGTGCTCACCGATTTAGGTATATAGGCTGGTGGTTCTTTCCCTTTTCTTAATGCAGCCTCCACCTGCAACTTCCATCTCTCCTTTGTTTTTCGGTTATACGCTTTGCTGATAACTGAGTAGATCATTGCCTCCGATATATCCTTAATCCTTATTCCCTCGAAATGCTCAATCCAGAATGCGATTCTGGATTTATCGGAATCGATGGATTTCTTGTCGGCTTTTTCCTCAAGCCATCTCAGGCAGGCTTCTTCGAAAGTGACATCTGGCATATCCCCCAGTCTGTCTACTCGCCAGAGTTCTGCTTTTCGCTTGTCGTGCAACTCCTGAGCTTGCCGCTTGTCCTTTGTGCCAAGAGACTCCTTAATTCGCTTCCCGCCCGGGAGCGAGTACGAGGCGTACCATATTTCACCTCTGCGGAAGAGTGACATTTTCTTTCCTCTGTTATGCCATCACCCGCGCTCACCTGGACAGTATGCAGCGGTGAATGAAGTGCTGCAATGCAGGCTTGCCGGGTTGTGAGATAAGGTGATCTTTTACCGGAAGAATTTTTTCGGGTTGCCTGTAGTCGGCCCGTTCGTATCCAGTTAACAGCTGTTGGCCTTGATATCTTGAGAAACTTACAGGCCTCTTTGAGGGTGATACTGTGTGAATCCATATTTTCGCCATTAAAAACCGCCCGAAGGCGGTTGTCAGTTGATTGATATGCGGCGCATTTTTCGAAGGCTGGCAATATGCTTTTCCTTCTCAATTTCTGCTTTAATCATGTGTAGTTCGTTGTGATCGATTCGCTCAAATTCTGCATTAAATGCGCTAATTGAAGCGGCTCTGGTTCTCCCATCCAGCCTGCGGAAGATTACCTGCGTCAGAGTGATTTTGCAGACTTCAACCGGATAGTTGTTGGCGTCGACGAAGGACTGCCCGCGCTGGATCAGAACGAACACAGGTAGCATTCCTTAACTGTCATATCATTTGCACCTCGTTGCTACGGCTATCGCCATTGCTCCCCAAATACAAAACCAATTTCAGCCAGTGCCTCGTCCATTTTTTCGATGAACTCTGGCACCATTTCGTCAAAACCAGCCATGTATTTTTCATCCCGCTCGACCACGACATAATGCAGGCCTTCACGCTTCATACGTGGGTCATAGTTGGCAAAGTACCAGGCATCTTTTCGCGTCGCCCACATGCTGAATTGCACCTGGGCCATGTAAGCTGATTTTATTGCCTCGAAACCACCGAGCCGGAATTTCATGAAATCCCGGGAGGTAAACGGACATTTCAGCTCAAGGCCTTTACCGTCACTGCATAAACCATCGGGAGAGCAGGCTGTACGCATACTTTCGTCACGATAGATGATCGGGGATTCAGTAACATTCACGCCGGAAGTAAACTCAAACAGAGCTCTGGCGTCGTTCTCGTACTGTTTTCCCCATGCCAGGGCTTTGGTGTTAACTTCCGGGGCCACACCCGTGCAGACCTCAGCCAGCAGAGTGTGGAAGTAGGACATTTTCATGTCAGGCCATTTCTTTCCTGAGCGGGGTTTTGCTATCACGTTGTGAACTTCTGAAGCGGTGATGACGCCGAGCCGTAATTTGTGCCACGCATCATCCCCCTGTTCGACAGCTCTCACGTCGATCCCTGTACGTTGCAGGATAATGTCCGGTGTCATGCTGCTACCTTCTGCTCTGTGACTTTCTGTTTCAGGAATCCAAGAACCTTCACAGCTTCAGCCTGTGTTAGTTCTGAAGATGTGTAAATGTTGCGGCGAAAAATCTGGGAACAGAGCGGCAACAGGTCGTCATCCCACGTTTTTTCCATGGAAGTAAGAAGGGCGTTAATTTCCGACATGGTTTCTTCGTTAACCGGGGTGATGTCGCGTTCCGGCTGACGTTCTGTAGTATATGCAGTATTTTCGACAATACGCTCGGCTTCATCCTTGTCATAGATGCCAGCAAATCCGAAGGCCAGGCGAGCACACTGAATCATGGCTTTGTGCCGTAACATCCGTTTGGGATGCGACTGCCACGGTCCGGTGATTTCTCTGCCTTCGCGGGTTTTGAATGGTGCGCGGCGACATTCATCCATCCACTCGGTAACGCAGATCGGGTGATTGCGATCTTTGCGGTAAATCCGGCATGTACAGGACTCATTGTCCTGCTCAAAGTCCATGCCATCAAACTGCTGGTTTTCATTGATAATGCGGGACCAGCCATCAACGCCAACCACCGGAACGATGCCGTTCTGCTTGTCAGGGAAGGCGTAAATTTCTTTCGTCCAGGGATTAAGGCCGTACTGGTTGGCGACGATCAACAATGCGATAAATTGCGCATCGCTGGCATCACCTTTAAATGCCGTCTGGCGAAGAGTGGTGATTAGTTCCTGTGGGTCGACAGAATCCATGCCGACACGTTCAGCCAGCTTCCCTGCCAGCGTTGCGAGTGCTGTACTCATCCGTTTTATACCTCTGAATCAATATTAATTTGGTGACGGGCGATGGTTTCAGCCATGTAGCGGATGTGTTCTGCCATGCGTTCCTGAAAATCGACATCGTCATCAAATGCACGGGAAATAGCTTTTTTGCTGGCCCCGTGACGTTGCAGATTATCGATGCATAGCGATTCAAACAGGTGTTGGGGCAGACCTTTTTCCAGGTCGTCTGCCAGCTCAGCTTCAGTTTCTTCACGGGCAATTTGCTGGTAGTGTCGTGCCCATGACTGCTCTTCAATGCGATCGGGGATAAGCCAGGCATTCATGATTTATCACCTCCGAAATTTTCAAGCCTGTTGGCAATCATGATGGCGATATCAGGGATTGCTGGCGCTGTGGCTATACATGCGGGGTTGGCGCACAAACCATAGACGGCGGCAATCACGAGCTGTCTTTTCCAGTCGAGAGTTACTGGCTCAGAATTGGCGTCATCGCCGGACGTATCACTGCCTGGCTCGTTCTGAACAACGGTTTCGCCCTCCTGAGCGGCATCAACAGAGTTTTCCTGAATGATCTTCTCCTCAGTTTGTGCTGAGTCTTCTCCATCAGCGGCGTCATTTTCTCCAAAAGTTTCTGTGTAAGTGCTATCGCCCATTACCGCACTACAGTCAGGGCAGTTACCCCCGCCAGTCTGACCACAGACGCGGCAGTTTTTTTCCAGCTCCGGTTGCGCTACTGGCCCTGGCTGTTGCTCTTCTGACCCGTTTTGTTGCGTATCCGGGCTGTTTTGTCCCGCTTCTGGGGCAATTTGTTCCACTTTGGACTGATTCTGGTCCTCAGTGTCGCGAGTCTGGATCCCCTTCACCCACTTCGGATCAGCAGGGTTACTGATGCCTTCAACGAATTCTCCACGCGAGGCAGCCAGTAATTTGTCGGCATCGACTGGATTTTTTGGGGGGATGTTTTCCCTGGCTTTATTGAGTTCCTCCCTCAGTTCCTGGTATTTCGTTTCTACAGATGAGACATTTTCCAGTGATTGCGTGTCCTCATTATGTTTAACTGGAATTTCTTCCACTGATTCAGGCGCTGCCTGTTCATTAGCCATTGTGTCCGATGCTTGTTGCTTTTCTTCATCGCCATGTTTTCCTTCTGCTGTTCCGCGCTGCGGCATCGGTGCTGATGAGCGACCGCAGGCAATTTCCACGATTTCCGGATCCGGGTTAGCGTGATCGGTTTCGGTCAACACTTTGTTGAGATATTCAGTCACGCGTGCCGGGATGGCCTCAATGCCGATTGGTGCTTCTTTCACGGAAGCCACCACAATGGCGCGGGAATAATCCAGCCCACCGGGCATGGCGATAAATTTGTCGCGAAAAACAGAAAAGGGCGGCTTATTCTCTGACACGATTTCTTCAACGCGTTTTGCGTGTGCTGGGTGCAGGTTATAAATATCCACATCCATTGAACGGGCCAGAACGCCGGTGGCTACATCTCGTGCGAGTGATGTCTTATCATGTTTGAATCCTTCACCACGATCGGTAATATTTCCGCCGCCAGCGTTAGCACCGGAAGGCGTACGGGTAATGCCTGAAACATAATTTCCGTTCTGCCATTCTTTTGTCAGCAGGCCCTGATCAAGGTAGTCAGTTTTCATCCAGGTGGAAATGAACTTGTCGAATTCAGCCGGGCTGATGCGATGATTTGCAGAGTGGGGGAATGCTTTCCCTACAGATTCAGCCAGGCGACTAAGGTGATAGTTCGTCAGTTTATCCAGTTCATGATGCGCGGCGCGCACAGCAGTAAGCAGGCTCTGAAGGTAACTGTCCTCTGTGTCCATCTCCATACGGATCACGTTATTGCGTTGTTCTGGTGTGGCATGATGCCGGTATTTTCCATCTTCATCTTTGCTGAATAAGAAGAGGTGAAGGAAGCGATGAGTAAGGCTCAGAGTGGCGACGGGAATTTCACACTCAGAACAGTCATCGTCGCTGTCCGGGGATTCGCTTTTCTCCACATCATCCGGAATAGTTCCGTCCAGGTTATCGTTGTCATCGCCAGCAGTTGTGGCATCTTCACCGTTGATGTTGTCATCGAAGGGGATAGCCATCATGGTGATGCCATCGTTACCGCCTTTTTCATAGCGGTTGCAGAATTCAGTATCAAACACGCCTTCCGGTGGAAGGTCATTCACGACGGGGAAATTTACGCGAACGGGTTTTTTGAAATCATCCTCGTCGTAGCCTGCATCGTCCATGGCTGCAATGCAGCGGGAAACTGCGACAGAAAGTTTTCTGGCCTCGGTCCAGAAAAAACCGCCTTTGATGCCAAGGCGTTTTCTGACTTTATCGTTTTTTGCTTCGCAGTGTAGTGCAAAAGTCTGTTTATCAGCGCTCATTGTATTTAAACCTCTGGCTGGATTAGAATTAGCGGCCCTTTGTCTGATTTCTCCGAATACGGTGACGCAGGGAGAAATCCGGTAGCCTGCGCTGCCGGATTTTTATTTCAGTGGAAGGTTGCCTGGTTTGCTGTTTTGTGAGTTGTTTTTCCCTTTTCGTGCTGGCATTCAGGGCAGTCGCACTCGGAATTTTCTCTTGCAAACTCAAGAGCCTGCGCCAGTGTATGGATTTGTTGTACTCCAATGTTGCTTCTGACGACTTCACGTGCAGCATGAATATATGGGCTTGGTGTTTTGCCATTTAACCCACATAAAACAAAACGACTGTCCTGGTAATGACTCCAACTTATTGATAGTGTTTTATGTTCAGATAATGCCCGATGACTTTGTCATGCAGCTCCACCGATTTTGAGAACGACAGCGACTTCCGTCCCAGCCGTGCCAGGTGCTGCCTCAGATTCAGGTTATGCCGCTCAATTCGCTGCGTATATCGCTTGCTGATTACGTGCAGCTTTCCCTTCAGGCGGGATTCATACAGCGGCCAGCCATCCGTCATCCATATCACCACGTCAAAGGGTGACAGCAGGCTCATAAGACGCCCCAGCGTCGCCATAGTGCGTTCACCGAATACGTGCGCAACAACCGTCTTCCGGAGACTGTCATACGCGTAAAACAGCCAGCGCTGGCGCGATTTAGCCCCGACATAGCCCCACTGTTCGTCCATTTCCGCGCAGACGATGACGTCACTGCCCGGCTGTATGCGCGAGGTTACCGACTGCGGCCTGAGTTTTTTAAGTGACGTAAAATCGTGTTGAGGCCAACGCCCATAATGCGGGCAGTTGCCCGGCATCCAACGCCATTCATGGCCATATCAATGATTTTCTGGTGCGTACCGGGTTGAGAAGCGGTGTAAGTGAACTGCAGTTGCCATGTTTTACGGCAGTGAGAGCAGAGATAGCGCTGATGTCCGGCGGTGCTTTTGCCGTTACGCACCACCCCGTCAGTAGCTGAACAGGAGGGACAGCTGATAGAAACAGAAGCCACTGGAGCACCTCAAAAACACCATCATACACTAAATCAGTAAGTTGGCAGCATCACCCATTCACCGACAACAAAGTGATCTCCGGAGGTGCTTATGACAAGAGCATTTACACCAGAAGAGCGGGAAAAAATTAAGGGGCTGATCGTGGAATTCGTACGCCTTAACGGACGAGGCACGATTCGGCAGTTATCGGATGAAATTGGTGTCAGTCATGCGTCTGTCGGTCGTTTATGCATGGAGCTGGCCGCCAGTGGTGATGTTTACAATTCCGGTTACGGAGTATTCCCGTCTGAACAGGCTCGTAAGGACTGGCAAAATGCCCGCAAAAAACTCTCAAGGGCAAAGTCGAAGAAACCGGTTGTCGTTGATCCAGACCTTATCCGGGCATTACCAGATGGGGAAATACGGCGCTACGACAGACGCTACAACACAATTTGTCGCGAGTGCCGTAACAGCGAAACGATGCAGCGTGTGCTGGCATTCTGGCGAGGGAGTGCAGAGGGATTGATGTTCTCCCCGTCGTGAATGACGGGGGCTTACGTGTTCAGAAAAGTGATTCATATAGAGGCTGAATCTGATCTTTTTTGTTCACGTCTGGCTTCCACCATTGCAGGCAGAGTGAAGGCGTAGACTAAAAACATTTCGGTAAAACTCAGGATCTGGCTTGCCTCAATTGGTGTGAAAACTTCATCTGTATGAACTGCTTTATTGGCATCAATTCGTACAATATGAGCCCATTCCTTCATCTGTTCAGTGATCAGGCCTTTTTTGTAAATCATCTGAATACGTTGCGACAGCGATTCTTTTCCTGCTTCATCGCCGAGCAGTTTTTTCGTGGAGATATCGAGGACTCTGCGACAAAGAATAACCACTGTGTCGTACCGCCTCCTCTGTAAATCCTCTTTTGCCTCAACAAAAGTACGGTCTGCAACCGGGGGTGTATATTCTGGTGCGGTAATTTTTTTGACCACAGGATAGATCTTGCGGAAACGGTACTGGCTATTTCCTGAAATCAGAATATCGAGGTCTTTTTTCTGGCTTTCCGCCATGGGACCGTGATAGTGGTCTGATGGGATTTCAACAATAGCAACACCTCCTCGATGACAACTTCTGCATACAAAAGCGACGTTAAAAAAAGGTGTTTTTTCAATTTGTTTTTCGGCAAATGCCTCAATAACAGCTCGCTCTTTTAAACAGTGCGGGCATGTGATATCAAAGGAGACTAAACCCATGGATATTCCTCGCGAAATTAAAGAAATTAACGAAATCATTGAGGTTACTGATCGCCCCGAGTTTACCCTCATGCGTCGTTATGAAACAGGAACCGACGAACAAAAATACATCATGGTTGCAGCATTGGCTGTGATGGCGATAGAAAGGGAGCGAAGGGAAAAGGACGTAATGGTTATTCCTGAGAGAAATGATTCACCGGATTTGAGATGGCAGGAGCCGGAGTGGGATGTGGTAATCCGGTGATTGATATTTCTCTGGGGTAAAGCGCCGCCAGAATGACGGCGCGGTAGTGGGGAGTTAAACGAAGCGGATCTGGAGTTTTTTCCCTGTAGCACGGGCGAATTTTTTCAGTGTGGCAAATGATGGGCCGCTTGTACCTGATGCAAGATTGCTTTCCATTCTGGTGATCGCAGTCGCTTTTGTTCCCATACGTTCGGCAACTTCAGCCTGGGTTAAGCCAGCTTCTTTTCGTGCTGCCAGCATTTCATCAAGCAGTGCGAACTCGTCGGCGATGGCGTCGTATTCTGCTTTGAAAGCCGGATCCTCCATCCATTTGGCTGCCATTTCGTCGTGTGTCATGGTAGGTGTAATGCGTTTACCAGTCATGCTTAACCTCCTTCATTCTGGCTTCAGCTTTTTTGCGTTCGGCTGGCGGTGTTTTCTGCGTTTTCTTAATGAAGCTATGCAGCATAATGATGCGTTTCCCTGTCAGAGTGCAGTAAAAAACACGTGCAATCCCATCGTTGCCTTTAATTCTGAGTTCGAAAAGCCCATCACCAAAGGCGCTGGTATGAGGTTCTCCGAGATTGCTGCCGTATACCTTCATACGTTCAATGAGATGTTTGTATCGGACACGCATACTCAATGGAAGCTGATCGACTTCCAGCCGGACCTCTTCACTGTAGTATTCGATAGTGTAGTTCATAGGTATCAACATAACAAATTTGTTATATGTATTCAAGGACTGTACTGTGTTGACGACAACACATATCAAGCAGACAGTCATGCTGTTAGATCACGGTTTGCTTGATGGAAGGTTGACAACTCATAAGAAATTAAATTTATTAATAAGACTCATTAAATTTTATGTTAGATTTGCAAGATGACAGGAAACAAAATATTAGGAGCAATAAAAAAAACAGGAACAGCATTAATGTTTATTATTCTGCTGATCTTTGTAAAGATAATTGCAACTGAGTTCGGTGATAATAAAATTGATGATATTTTATCGAACAAAGAAGATGCAGATAAAATTGCCTCATACTTAAAAAATGAACTATCCAAGAAAAAATTCCCTATTAAAGTAGATGATTATACTACATGGATTGCTGCAACCGTAGAAGGAAATACACTTAATCATTACTATAATATTTATGGGATTAATGAAGATATGTCGCCATTTTTTGATGGTGAAGAGATTAAAAACTTAATGAGCCTAGAAATACAAAAAAAATTAAATTCTGGCGAGTGTAAAATGATGCAGGAGTATAATTATATATTCAAATATCATTATAACATAATAAACACGAAATATAATGACTTAGTTATAATTATGACAAAGAGTAATTGTCCACAATGAAGGGGATGCATATGGATAACTCAAAACTGAAGAAAATGCTTATTGCATCTATTATCGGAAACATACTTTTAGTTTTTTTAAATATTCAAGTGTTCAACCAAAAACACTCCTCAAACGTCATAGACACACAAAAAAAAGAGGATAAAAGTAAGTGGACTGATATAGAAAACATTTATCCTGTGTGTAAGGTTCACAATAATAACACATCTTATAGCGGGCAATTAAAGCCAGAATGGTACTGTTATTGGTTTAATCCAATAACATACAAATACACATATTTAGAAAAGACTCTGATAACATCACCCAGTGATGGTGTTTTCTATTTTTCGAACGAGTATACACCAACTATTGAATTACGTCATAAAGCAAGTGACATAAGTGTTCCTGTTGATATATATGCCAAACAATTATTAGACCGACTGGAACGTGAATCAAATGCTAAAATTTTTCTACCTAAGGAGGCCAAACAGATAAAAAGTAAAAAGTTGGAAAAATGGACTTCATTTATTACAGTTATTCCCAAAGACAATTCAAAGGATATAGAGACTTTTCTTTTATCTTTCATTAAAAAGGAAGAGGTTTTATGGACGGTTTTCGTTGAATACCCAAATGATGATAAAAAGTACTGGTACATTGATGAGAAGACATTTGATCTAATAGATAAGATAACCAGTACTTTTTGATGCGACTATCTGGCGGGGATTAAATACTATATGCACCGTATTTATTATCCCCTTTTTCTGACGGGATACAGTACATAACGAACAATATAAAGCCACCAATATACGGAATGCACCAGATAAACAAGTACCAAGCACTTAACCCAATATCATGGAGTCTGCGGACTTTCAATGTAATGGATGGAATAATCGTAGCTAATACGTAAACGCAAGGTATATAAAACCCATAACTAATGCCAGTATTATCTAATGTATATCCGATAAAAAAAAGAACTCCCAAGAATATTAAATTAAACAGATAATACCACCAGAACTCTCTTCGACTGGCTCGCCCTGAATAATTGAAGTAGTTATTAAAAAGAACATCCGTATACCATGCCAAAGGGGATTTTCTCATGCTTTTATACTCCAAACATTAATATTAAATTGATAATTATTAACAATTTAAAACAACGTTAATGTTTTACCTAATAGGGTGTCAACATCTACACAAGGAAATGTTGACACACCACACATTCTGTCGGATACTCTGCGTCAGGTGCTCAAAACACCTTAGCAAGTAGCGGTTACCGCGCCCGACAGACATGCGGTTTTTTTGTGTCCAGTCTTCTTGGTTTATGACCGGGCGTGCGGCTAATACAATACCAGCAATGGGAATATGCCCGCCGACTACTTGCGGTTTTGAGCGCCCGGTCACCCTCTCAAAAGGGGTAAATCAAAATATCAAGTAGGACACAAAGCATGAAAACCATCTCCGTGGAGTCCCTCTCCATAATTTCATTTAGTAATATACCTGTGGTGACTACAGAGCTTCTTGCCAGCTTATATGGCACAGAACCAGATTACATCCGAAAAAATTTCAATCGGAATTCTGGACGATTTGTTATCGGTAAGCACTACTTTTTACTTGAGAATGAGAAGTTGCGCGAATTTAAGCACAGCATGTCTTTAAGACCTTCTGTGAAAATTGCCCGTAACGTTCGCTCCCTCATCCTCTGGACAGAACGCGGCGCAGCCCGTCATGCAAAAATGCTCGAAACCGATCGGGCGTGGGAAGTGTTCGAAAAACTGGAAGACTGCTATTTCAGCCAGGGAAAAACAGCACCAACCGAACAGCAGCCGCAGATTCAGCCACAATTCACAGCCGAAGAAATCATCCTCCTTTGCTACATGCAGCTCTGGATGGAAAAAGCCCAGGACCTCAGCAAACACCTGTATCCCATTATGAAAGAGCTGAACTCCTCATACACGAACAAGCTGTATGACATTGCGTTTGAGACCATCTACATGGTGACGAAGAACAGAGACGCGCTACTAAGGGAGGTAACACGTCTCGACATGTCAAGTTCCGTTATCCAGCGGGCCATGCCAATGCTGAAAAGTCTGCGGGCAAGACAATTTGAATTCTGAAACTAAAGGAGCTTCGGCTCCTTTTTTGTTGGGAAAATCCAGTGAGAGGGAATAATGAACCAGACTATCTTCCTCCGAAGTAAGCAGCAGCAACAATTCGCCATTAACGCAATCCTTGCAACAACTCTCGATAAAGACAAACCCGTTACGATCCGTATCACCGATTACAAGCGTAATCTCGCTCAAAATGCAAAATTTCACGCGATGGTCGCTGATATATCCCGCCAGGTTAAGTGGTGCGGCAGGTGGCTAAAACCAGAACAGTGGAAAGTTTTGTTAATCAGCGGTCATGCCGTGGCGACAAAACAGGAAGCTGATGTTTTGCCAGGTCTTGAAGGTGAATACGTCAATATCCGCGAAAGCAGTGCGCAAATGAGCGTGAAGCGTATGGCAAGCCTGATTGAGTACACAACATCCTGGGCCGTGGATCAGGGTGTCAGATTTACCGACAGGAGGTACGAATGAGACGACAGCGACGAAGCATCACCGATATCGTCTGTGAAAACTGCAATTACCTTCCAACCAAACGCTCCCGAAATAAACCCAGGCCAGTCCCCAAAGAATCTGATGTTAAAACCTTCAACTATACGGCTCACCTGTGGGATATCCGGTGGCTAAGGCGTCGAGCAAGATTTAATTGTCACTCCGGATAGCCTACTGCATGAGGAATAAGATGATGACAAACCTACGCAAAGAAGCGCGCGGCAGAGAATGCCAGGTACGGATTTATGGCGTATGCAATGGCAACCCTGAAACTACAGTTCTGGCGCATTACCGAATGGCTGGAATTTGCGGAACGGGAACAAAGCCAGATGATCTGTTGGCTGCATGGGCCTGTAGTGACTGCCATAATGAAATCGATCGCCGTACTCGCATTCTCGACAACAACGACGCCAGACTTTACCACCTGGAAGGCGTGATCAGGACGCTGGCGATATTGCTGAAGGAGGGGAAGATTAAGTCATGAATGAATATGAGTTTGTGCTTCCCTGGCCGCCGACGGTGAATACCTACTGGCGAAGACGGGGAAGCCAGTACTACATCAGCGATAAAGGCCAGAAATACCGAAAAGACGTACAGCAAATCATCCGGCAACTCAGATTAGACATTTTCACTAAATCACGACTTCGCATCACAATTATTGCTGAACCACCAGATTCCCGCCGTCGCGACCTCGATAACATCCTGAAAGGTTTACTCGACTCTCTTATCCACGCCGGATTTGCGGAAGACGACGTGCAATTCGATGACATTCGCGTAATTCGCGGCGTGAAAGTGCTTGGCGGTAGAGTGGGGATAAAAATCACCGAACTGGAGAACATATGAACGCCACAATTCAAACAATACCGGAATTGCTTATCCAGGCACGAGGCAATATGACTGAAGTTTCACGAAAACTGAACTGTAATCGTGCTACGGTCAGAAAATATGTCGGTGATAAAGAAGGCAAACGGCACGCCGTCGTCAACGGTGTCCTTATGGTTCATCGTGGATGGGATAAGGGGAAAGCTACTGATGCGTGATATTCAGCAGGTGCCTGAACGCATGGCTTTATTCAGGTCGTCTGGAAAAGCGCATGAGCAGCGTAATAGCGGAGTTCATGGCGAAGAGTATATGAACAGATTATTCGAATGCTATATGAGACTGAAGCACGGAGATCGCTATGACCTGACACGTGATGCTGACGGTTTCTACTGCCGTGAAGTTGTGAAACGAATGTTTGAAGTGTGGTGTCATTGTAAAGGATGGGGGCTGTGATGCGGCTAACCCCAGTATTCGGCATGGTTAACTTTATTAATGATGCTCATTTCCGCCGCATATGGAGGCATCCGAAGAAAATCATTAACTCTCGTCAGAAAGCATGGGTTCACTACATGCTACAGGTATGGGGAAATGTTAACGCTGGTGATGATTCTCCTTGTGGTGCAATTAACGTTATTGGGCGACTGATGATTCGCAGTCAGTGGAGCGATGACAAAGCTAAGCAGATTGAGTCTGTTGTCATGCGTCTGTATGAAGAAGACGGACTACGTGGAGATGAACTCCATCAGAAAGCCCGAGAACTGGTCATCCCTCAGTCATCGGCAGGTAATATCATTGCTCTCGCCAAAGAATCCGATGATGCTGCTTTCGTTGAACGTGTGATGGTTGAGACCTTTCATCGTGAAAGCCCTGTCCGTGATGTAGCTATTAGGCGATATTGCAATCGCGACAGCACGCAAGATATCGCCAGGATGATTTCTCAGATAACAGGAGTTGATATTCAGTATTGCCGGAGGCGGGTCGTGTGGTGCGAGAGGGTCCTTGATTCAGAAATGTTTTATGCAATGAAGCGAGAATTGGAGAAAGAACTTCTAGTGATTGCTGGATGATGCAAAATATTTTTTGTAAATGCGTTGCTTTCGAGAAATGAAAGTAGTATGTTTTGTGTATGCTCGGAGCAAAAGCGCACTGAGAAGCGAAAGAGAAATCCTGATTTACCTCGGTCGTCGATAATATTTAGGATCGGCATACTGGCTAGATTAGGTAAAGGCCTCGGCAGAAATGTCGGGGCTTTTTGTTTGCACAACAGGTAAGAGCATTGAACCCGCAGACCTCGTGGAATTGGTGAAAGGTGTGCGCAGTGCTCTTATCGTTGTGGTGAAGCTCAATGGCGAGCTAGCAGACAGGCGACTGTGAAAATACTAGTCATGTAGCGGATCGCCGCGCGTATTGTAATCGGCAGCGCACCGCTGGGAGCTGGTTCGATTCCGGCCGCCACAATCCAAACTGAGCCGTAGCCTCTGGGGGTCCTGAATTCATCAGTGATAGTTACGCTGCGGCCTTCTACATACGATTTTTGTGAAAAGCGGGTGGCAAGAGGCTGCGAAATTTTTAAATACCTCACAATTCCACAGCTTGATGATTGTCTGGCTGCCGGAGAATTTGTTAAAAATTGCATCGCGTGGTGAATCCCCCTCAGCGGCGGGGCATCTGGCAAAGTGTATGATCCAGCGAACATGCAAATTCAGTAGCCAGGCTGAATTTACCGGGAGGCACCTGGCACCATGCGACAGACAGAAATTAGGCTATACTTCAGCCCCTCTCCGGAGGGGCTTTTCTGTGCAGGATGTGTCACAGTTTCCTGAATTCTGAGTACTGTCCTGTTACTCAGGGTGCTATATTTTCTGACGTGATGAAAGTCTGCCGGAAGGCGGAACGTATCGGAAATGACCCAGTAGAGAAAACGTTGACTCAGATACCGATGCTGAGTTACCGGGAAACCGGCATCACATGACCGCTATCCTTCCAGGCTCGCTCCGGCGGGCCTTTTTACTGCAGAAAACAGTTTTCCCGTAAAATGCCACGTTACTCACAATTCAGGCTGGCGATTATTGTCTGGCCAGCGGGAAGTTTGTTAAAAAAATATGGCATGGTGAATCCCCCTGTGCGGAGGGGCATATCAGCGACAGGTGTTTGGTCACACCCCTTATCCTTTCTGGTGCGGGTTCAGGTGCTGATACTGAACTCACCGGGAGGCACCCTGCACCATGCATGAACGGTACATAGCGCTACTCTCCAGCCCCTCTCCGGAGGGGCTTTCTTGTTGGATAAAAAAAAGCCCGCGCCGGGAAGCGCGGGTGGCAAGGAATAAACAACAAAACGTGAAGTGATCAATTTTCAGCTGGCGAATAATACCCGACAGTAATCACTCTGCGCAACTGTATGGTCTTTTTCGTATTGCGGGCTGTAGTCATCCTCCTGTTTCTGAACCCTTGTCCATGACTGACGTCAGCCCGCACCTTATCTTGATTGCATACACTATCCCTGCCGGGAGGAATAATGGCATTTAAACACTATGACGTGGTCAGGGCATCATCGCCGTCAGACCTCGCAGGAAAACTGACGCAAAAACTGAAGGAAGGCTGGCAACCCTATGGTAGTCCGATTATCTCAAACGCGGGTTATGGTGCTGAATTTATCCAGGCTATAGTCGCTGAAGGGGATATGACCTCTCCGGTAGTTTCACCGGGGGGAGATGGTACCCGGACTGTTGTTGTTGAACCAGAATATTACTTTGTCATTGCGCTGGCCGGACAGTCAAACGGCATGGCGTATGGTGAAGGCCTGCCGCTGCCGGAGACATATGACCGTCCGGACCCGCGTATTAAACAGCTGGCGCGTCGCAGTACGGTGACACCGGGTGGTGCGGCCTGTGCATATAACGACATCATTCCGGCGGACCACTGCCTGCATGATGTGCAGGATTTGAGCCGTTTTTCTCATCCGAAAGCCAGCGCAGAGCAGTATGGGTGTGTCGGACAGGGATTGCATATTGCCAAAAAGCTGTTGCCCTTTATGCCGGAAAATGCGGGTATTTTGTTAGTGCCGTGCTGTCGTGGTGGCTCTGCGTTTACAGCCGGTGCTGACGGAACGTTCAGTGAAAGTTCAGGAGCGTCGGATAAATCTGAACGATGGGGCGTTGATAAGCCGTTGTATAAAGACCTGCTGACACGCACTCAGGCCGCGCTGAAGGCAAACCCCAAAAACATACTGCTTTGTGTTGTCTGGATGCAGGGCGAGTTTGATTTAAAACAGGGAGCGTACGCCAGTCAGCCCGCCATGTTTGATGCCATGGTGGAAAAATACCGTTCTGACCTGGCGGGAGTATCCGGTCAGTGCGCTGGTGCTTCTCCTTCTCTGGTGCCCTGGATTTGTGGTGACACGACGTACTACTGGAAGGAGACGTATTCAGCGCAATACGATGCCGTCTATGGCGCATACAAAACCAAAGCCGGTAAAAATATCTTCTTTGTGCCGTTTATGATGGATGACAATGGTCAGAAAGTCGGGACCAATGAACCGTCAGAAGACCCGGATATTCCGGCTATCGGGTATTATGGTTCCGGTGGACGAACGGATGCGAAGAGCTGGACAACATCCGATCGTAAAACCCACTTTGGTTCATGGGCGCGTCGCGGAATTATTTCCGACCGTCTGGCAACAGCCATTCTTCTGCATGTGGGCAGAGTGGCAGATTTTGTTTCCGGGAAAGTGACAAAAGCCGCGGTTTCTTCAGGCGGAGGCGTATCGCAACCAGCACAGGAGAGTGGCGATACTCAGCCTGAAGCCGTTGTCCCGACAAAGATACAGTCAGTGCTGGCTTATGATGTGAATGCGGAAAATGCCGCTCTGGCTTCGCAGGGCTGGACGCTGACAGATGTCAAAAACACGCTGGTCAGTGACAGTGGTTCAGGTAAAAAAGCCCTTCGTCTTGAAAAACCAGAAAATGGTCTTGCACAGAAAAAGACCTGGAAAGTATCGCACGCAATTGATGCCGGTAAGGGGAAGGAGCTGTTCGATAACGGCGGTGAAATCACGCTGCGCTTTAAAATCCCCGATGATGTATCTCTCAATGCTTCTGCAAATCAATATTCTGCGGGTATTTACTGGCGCGGTAGTGGATGGCCGGGAGCGGAATCAGAGGAGGGTTATATTGCGGCCTTCTATCTGCAGACTGATAAAACAAACATCAATGTGATGTATCATGCAAACACCACATCACAGCGGCTTGGTAGTTATGGTCCGTTCGATCACGACTGGCACACGCTGACTTTCCGCTTCCCGGGTGGTGGCTCGCTGAACGTCACGCCGGTGCTTGATAATGCAGCAGGAAAACCGTTTACGCTGACCAGATGGACGAATGCAGCCTTTGAGGCCAACGCGCTGGCAATTACGGATATTACCGGAAATGCGGCAACTTACCCTGTGCTGATTGAAAGTCTTACTGTTGGTGTGAATGCCGTAGCAGCATAACAGACGAAAAAAAACCGCCAGCAACAGGAATGGAGACTGGCGGAGGTAATCCCAATGGAGAATCTAACGAAAGGATGCTTTCGACATCAATCATTTCTAAATGAAAACAGTTCTCATTGTCAACAGTAACGGTAATAAACCATGACATTCATCAACCAGTTAATGCTGTACTTCTGTACGGTGGTCTGTGTGTTGTATCTTCTTTCAGGTGGATACAGGGCAGTACGCGACTTCTGGCGCAGACAGATTGACAAAAGGGCCGCTGAGAAAATCAGCGCCACTCAGTCAGCCGGAGCAAAAACAGAAGCCCCACTCATTCCGGAACAACCTTCTTAATAACCCCTTTCAACGAGAAAATCTCATGACAGATATAAAACAACTGGTCACTGCTGAGGCAGTGAAGGAAGTCATTCGCTCTGAAGAAGTCAGAAGCGTCCTGAAACAAAAACTCCGCCAGAATCTGGAAGAGCGTCTTGATGCAGAAGTGGATTCAATTCTGGATGAATTGCTTGGTGCACAGCCGGAACCATCCCCGGAACTGCTTCCGGAACCACAGGCGGAAGATGTCACCACGGAAAATGGTGATATTCAGCCGGAGTCACCGGTGACGGATATGACAGACACACAACCCGAACCGGGCACAATGCTGTAACGGCGGGGCAGGGCCATCAGTAAAACACTGATGGCCTTTTTTATTTCCGGTAGCACAGGTCTGTCGGGGCGGGGATATGTATCAGATGGAAAAAATATCAACGGGCATAGCCTATGGTACTTCTGCGGGCAGTGCGGGTTACTGGTTTCTACAGTGGTTGGATCAGGTTACTCCGTCACAGTGGGCTGCTATCGGGGTTTTGGGGAGCCTGTGTCTGGGGTTCCTGACATACCTGACGAATCTGTATTTCAAGATTAAAGAAGACCGGCGCAAAGCTGCGCGGGGAGAGTAAGCTGATGAGCAGGAAACTCCACTATGGTTTATCGGTAGCCGTTCTGGCGCTGATTGCCACAGGTGCTTCTGCGCCTGAAATCCTCGACCAGTTTCTTGACGAAAAAGAAGGTAACCACACCACGGCATACCGTGATGGTGCGGGGATCTGGACCATCTGCCGTGGTGCCATCATGGTGGATGGCAAACCTGTCGTCCCGGGCATGAAGTTGTCGAAGGAAAAATGCGCTCAGGTTAATGCCATTGAACGTGATAAGGCGCTGGCATGGGTGGAGAAAAACATCAAATTGCCACTGACTGAACCGCAGAAAGCGGGCATCGCGTCATTCTGTCCGTACAACATCGGGCCTTCGAAATGCTTCACCTCAACGTTTTACCGGAAACTGAACGCCGGAGACCGGAAAGGTGCATGTGCTGAAATCCGCCGATGGATATATGACGGCGGCAGGGACTGTCGGAATCGCTCAAATAACTGTTACGGGCAGGTATCGCGGCGTGACCAGGAGAGCGCGCTGGCGTGCTGGGGAATTGACAGATAAGCAGAATATTTTGCTGAAAAATGCGGTTTGCTCACACGGACGGATAACACGAAATCCTGCGAACTGACAAAAACTAAGTGAATAAAAGTAAAAACCCCGTTTGTTGGCTGCAAGCGGGGTTTTGTGTTTCTGACCTTGGATAAGGCAAGGGAGAACATGGAAAAGTATAAACGAATTCTGTTGAGGTTGACTATGAAAAATGGCCTTGAACTGAAAGCGCCTGTAACTGATGACATCAGCAGAGCACTGGCTTTTGCCATTAAGTGGGTGGCGGTCGGTGTTGCTGTGTCCCCGATGCTGTATGGGCTGGCAAAACTGGTCATTGCGTTGAAATCGTGAAGGGAGGATTAAGCATGTCAGACAAACTCATAACGCTGGCGAAGATCCTCTGTGTAATTGTCGGCATTTCATTTTCACTAATGCTGGTTGCCATTTTCTTTTCCACCGCCTGGCGAGTCCTGACGTTATCGGGACTGGTGGGGTGAAAGAGAGATGAGCCGTGTTCTGTGTGTGGTGATTATTGTCCTGGCGGGTGGCTGTGGTGCGCTGTGGCTGGCAACAGACCATTACCGCGATAACGCCATCACCTACAAAGCGCAGCGCGATAAAAAAGCCAGAGAGCTGGAGCTGGCAAACGCCACCATTACTGATATGCAGGTGCGCCAGCGCGATGTTGCTGCGCTCGATGCAAAATACTCGAGGGAATTAGCCGATGCGAGAGCTGAAAATGAAACTCTGCGTGCTGATGTTGCTGCTGGTCGTAAGCGCCTGCGGATCAACGCCACCTGCTCCGGTACCGTGCGTGAAGCCACCGGCACCTCCGGCATGGATAATGCAACCGGCCCCCGACTGGCAGACACCGCTGAACGGGATTATTTCACCCTCAGAGAGCGGTTGATGATGATGCAGAAGCAGCTGGAAGGGGCACAGGAATATATCCGCACTCAGTGCCTGAAATAAGTTTTGCTGATGCGCCGTATCGTCGCAGTATTCCCGCATTAACAGAGACCTCAGCCAGACACTGGACCTCCTGCGCGAGTGTGTGGGGATAATCAAAAACGATGCACACCGGGCTTTCCACGTTTTCAGGTAACGTGAGCGTTTTCCCGCATGGCCGCCTGTCCGGTGCGGTGGTGGAAGAAACCGGATAAAACAACCATATTGTGTAAATATCAATCAAACAAGACGCTGCTGTGTGAATTCTGAAAAATCACAGCGGTCATTATGCGTCAGTTTTTAACAGAGGACGTCAGAAAGTGACATGGCAAAGCTGGACTGGAAAAAACTGGAGCAGGCATTCCGACGCGAACATGCCAGAACTGGCATAAAACTTCAGGACTGGTGTCGACAGAACAATATCTGCTATGGCACGGCTCGTCGGTACATAAAACTGCGCAAAAACTCCCCCAAAAATACAGAGGAAAGTGCGCAGAAAAATGCGCAAAAAAGTGCGCAAATTGACACTCAAAAAAGCGCACAAAAAAATGCGCATGGAGCTGATGACGAGTCCAGTAATGACGAGTCTTACGGCGATGATGGCAGTGATGAAAAATGCGCAAAAAACTGCGCAAATTCGGCAGAAACGAAACGCAACAGCAGATCGGGCAATCCTCACCCCGTTGCCCGGTTTAGCGACCGTAACACCCACGCCGTGAGACACCGTGGATATGCGAAGTATCTTGAGGCAGATAACCTCATGGATGATGCGTCCGATATGGTGCTGTTCGATGAACTGGTGTTCACCCGTGCCCGCGCACTTTCAGTAACAGGAACACTGAAAAAAATGTTCGCCGACCTGAAAGAGGCGGCTGACGTGGAAACCCGTGTTGCCCTGTACGACAAAATACTCAAAGCAGAACAGGCCCTTGACCGGAATATTGCCCGTATCGAGTCAATTGAACGCTCATTGCTGACGCTGGACGTTCTGGCGGAAACAGCACCAAAACTTCGTGCTGACCGGGAAAGAATCAACGCTGCCAGAGATAAACTCAGAGCGGAAACCGATATTCTGACCAGCCAGCGTCGGGGCGTTGTTACGCCTGTCAGTGACATCGTGTCATCGCTGCATGAAATGAGTAATTCGGGGAGACTGGATGACATTCCGGAAGAATGAACCGCGATGTGATGAACCGTCAGAAATGACCGGGACCGAACAACGTCTGTTCATCATGACTAAACTGAGCAATCCCTGGTGGCGGCTCAATCATCTCTACAAGATACAGAACGAAAAAGGTGAGCTGGTCACCTTCAGAATGCGACCGGCGCAGCGCCAGTTGTTCCGGAGCATGCACAATAAAAATATTATCCTGAAAGCACGCCAGCTGGGGTTTTCCACGGCCATTGATATTTATCTTCTCGACCAGGCATTATTCATACCGCATCTCAAATGCGGGATTGTCGCTCAGGATAAACAGGCTGCCAGTGAAATTTTCCGCACCAAAATTGCTGTACCGTTTGATCATCTTCCTGACTGGCTGAGAGCCTCATTCACCATCGTTGAACGTCGTAGCGGAGCCAGCGGTGGCTATATCCTGTTTGGTCACGGCTCTAGTATCCAGGTGGCAACCTCATTCCGTTCAGGTACGGTGCAGCGCCTGCATATCTCAGAGCACGGCAAAATTTGCGCAAAATATCCGGCTAAGGCGAAAGAACTGCGAACCGGTACACTTAATGCCGTCTCTGATGAGTGCATTATTTTTGATGAATCCACTGCTGAAGGTGTGGGTGGCGATTTTTACGAGATGAGTAACCGGGCACAGGAAATCACTGCATCAGGGCTGGCGCTGACGCCACAGGATTATAAATTCCATTTTTACGCCTGGTGGCAGGATCTCAAATACAGCGCCAGAGTGCCGGAAAGCGGACTTAAGCTGTCACGGGAAAAAACAGCGTATTTTTCTGCGGTTGAAAAAGCAATGAACATCACGCTTACCGATGAGCAGAAACACTGGTACATCTGCAAGGAAACTGAACAGCGTGAGGAAATGAAGCAGGAATTTCCCTCAACGCCACAGGAGGCGTTTCTGACGTCAGGACGACGGGTGTTCAGTGCGGAAAGCACGCTGCAGGCAGAGTCATTCTGTTCGCCACCGCTGATTGTTTATGACATTGAACCGGTTACAGGAACGAAGACCAAAGCACAGTCTCTGCGTGACGGGAATAAAGCCGAACAGCACCGGACGCTGATGAATTATCTGCTGGTCTGGGAGCTGCCGGATCCGGATGAAGAGTATGTATGCGGAGCGGATACCGCTGAGGGGCTGGAGCACGGAGACCGCTCATCGCTGGATATCATCAGATGCAGTAATGGTGAGCAGGTGGCTCACTGGTTTGGTCATCTCGATGCGGAGCTTTTCGCTCATCTCATTGCGCAGGTCTGCCGTATGTACAACAATGCGTTTGTGGGGCCGGAGCGTAACAATCACGGACATGCCGTTATCCTGAAACTCAGGGAACTCTATCCGACGCGTTATATCTACAACGAACAGCACCTTGACCAGGCATATGACGACGATACGCCCCGTCTTGGCTGGCTGACAACCCGCCAGAGTAAACCGGTCCTGACAGAGGGAATGAAAACGCTGCTGAATAACGGCCTGTCGGGGATCCGCTGGTCGGGCACATTATCAGAAATGAACACCTACGTTTATGACGCGAAAGGCTCCATGAATGCACAGGAAGGCTGTTTTGATGATCAGCTTATGAGCTACATGATTGCCCAGGAGATGCGCGCCAGAATGCCGGTGAGGGTAAAACAGAAAACGGATAAACGCAGAACCACACACTGGATGGCTCACTGATGAAAAATGAAACTAATACCATGGCGACGAAAAACGACAACGGAGCCACGCCGCGTTTTTCTCAGCGCCAGTTACAGGCGCTTTGTTCTGATATTGACAGTCAGCCTAAATGGCGCGATGCCGCAAACAAGGCCTGTGCGTATTACGATGGTGACCAGTTGCCACTGGAAGTTCTCCAGGTGTTGAAAGATCGCGGTCAGCCGATGACCATCCATAACCTCATCGCGCCTACCGTTGATGGTGTTCTGGGTATGGAGGCCAAAACGCGGACTGATCTGTTGGTGATATCAGATGATCCTGATGATGAAACAGAAAAACTGGCTGAAGCTATTAATGCTGAATTTGCCGATGCTTGCCGCCTTGGAAATATGAATAAAGCCCGTTCTGATGCCTATGCGGAACAAATCAAAGCGGGGCTCAGCTGGGTGGAGGTCAGACGGAACAGCGATCCGTTCGGGCCTGAGTTTAAGGTGTCTACTGTCAGCCGGAATGAAGTGTTCTGGGACTGGCTCAGCCGGGAGGCTGATTTAAGTGACTGCCGCTGGCTGATGCGCCGCCGCTGGATGGATACCGATGAGGCAAAAGCCACATTTCCGGGAATGGCTCAGGTTATCGATTATGCCATTGATGACTGGCGTGGTTTTGTTGACACCACGGTTACTGAAGGCCAGCCCAGTCCTTTGATGAGTGCATGGGAAGAGTACCAGTCATGGGATCGTAAGGAGAACGAATGGCTTCAGCGTGAACGCCGCCGCGTGCTTCTTCAGGTGGTTTATTACCGCACATTCGATCGCCTGCCTGTGATGACGCTCAGCAGTGGCAGGGTGGTGGCCTTTGATAAAAATAATCTGATGCATGCGGTGGCGGTGGCATCCGGGCGGGTGCAGGTGAGAGTCGGGCGGGTAAGTCGTATTCGTGAAGCCTGGTTTGTGGGGCCGCATTTTATTGTGGATCGCCCCTGTAGTGCGCCACAGGGGATGTTTCCGCTGGTTCCCTTCTGGGGATACCGGAAGGATAAAACCGGAGAGCCTTACGGGCTGATTTCCCGGGCCATTCCGGCACAGGATGAGGTGAATTTTCGTCGTATAAAGCTGACGTGGTTGCTTCAGGCCAAACGTGTGATTATGGACGAGGATGCCACCCAGTTGTCAGACAACGAGCTGATGGAGCAGATCGAGCGTCCGGATGGCATTATTAAACTGAACCCGGCCCGAAAAAATCAGAAAAGCGTTGCTGATGTTTTCCGGGTTGAACAGGATTTTCAGGTTGCCAGCCAGCAGTTTCAGGTTATGCAGGAGTCGGAAAAACTTATCCAGGACACGATGGGGGTTTATTCCGCATTTCTCGGGCAGGAATCAGGCGCAACTTCCGGCGTGGCGATCAGCAACCTGGTGGAGCAGGGAGCCACAACCCTTGCCGAAATCAACGATAACTACCAGTTTGCCTGCCAGCAGGTGGGAAGGCTGTTGCTCGCTTATCTTCTCGATGACCTGAAAAAGCGGCGTAATCATGCGGTGGTGATTAATCGCGATGATCGCCAGCGTCGCCAGACCATTGTTCTCAATGCTGAAGGTGATAATGGTGAACTGACCAATGATATTTCAAGGTTAAATACACATATTGCGCTGGCTCCTGTTCAGCAGACACCGGCGTTTAAGGCACAGCTTGCGCAGAGAATGTCAGAGGTTATTCAGGGGCTGCCACCTCAGGTGCAGGCCGTCGTGCTCGACCTGTGGGTTAATCTTCTGGATGTGCCGCAGAAACAGGAATTTGTCGAACGTATTCGTGCGGCGCTGGGGACACCAAAATCACCGGATGAGATGACCCCGGAAGAGCAGCAGGCCGCTCAGCAGCAACAGGCGCTGGAGCAGCAACAACAGGAACTGCAGATGCGCGAAATGGCAGGCCGGGTGGCTAAACTGGAAGCAGAAGCTGCCAGGGCACAGGCAGCTGCGCAACGGGATAATGCTGGCGCACAACGGGATGTCGCCGCGGCACAGGGACAGCGTTATGTGGATGCGCTCAACCAGGCGCATACGGCAGAAATCATTACCGGCATACAGAATATGGAACAGGAGCAGGAAGTTCTTCAGCAACAGATGCTTCATACACTACAACAGCGGATGCATGAATTGCCGCTCTGAATATCCTGAACTTAACGGAACCCCGTCATCGTACGGGGTTTTTTGTCTCCGGAGATAAGCGTTCCGGGAGCGGTGCGCTTATTCGCGGGGGCAGCGATAAGCCTTATTTACTCAACCATTCGGATCTGTCCGATAAACAGACCATGCGGAGTTATTTATGGATTTTGAATTTACGGGTGAAGAAACCCCGGAACAACTGGAAAAAATGCTGGAAGGGCTTGGGGATGTGGATATTGACGGTCACGAACAGGACGGCGTGACAGAGGTCGCCACAGAAAATCATGCGGATGAGGCAGCACAGACACAGACGGGCGATAACACTGCGGCACCGACGCCGGATGCCAGTGCTGAGCAGACGCAGGACGAGAAGGAGCCGGAGGCGAAGGGTGTGCTCACCCGCGATGGTAAACACGTCATTCCCTATGAAGTCCTTGAGGCTGAACGTTCCGGTAAGCAGCGGGCCGAACAGGAAGCCGCACTTCTTCGGGGACAGATAGCCGAAGAAAAACGCCTGGTTGAACTGCTGACGTCTCAGATCCACCAGGCCGGTATGAAACCCGCACCGTTACCGGAAAACGAAAAAATCTCTGATGAGAAGATTGCCCGTATCAGGGAGATGTATCCGGAAATTGGTGACGCGGTGGCTTCGCTCATCCGTAAAAATAACTATCTCCAGTCCCGTGTTCAGCAATCAGCACAGCAGGCAGAAGGTCATGGTGGTGAGGATTTATCACCGGTTCTTGATGCGATGAATGCCGTGCCGGTGCTGAAAACGTGGCAGAACTCCGATCCGGATCGCTTCTCGGTTGCCGTATCCATCGACGGGAAGCTCCAGAATGACCCCGCATGGAAAGACAAACCGCTCACTGAACGTTTCGCCGAAGTGGCCCGCCGTACGCAGCTCGCTTTCGGTGAAGCCAGTGAGCCGCCTTCTGATGACAAGGCAGACAACACGGATATCCGGAAAACGGCGGAAGAAAAAGTGAAAGCCGCTGAACGGGAGATGGCAGTGCCTGCTTCCCCGTCAGAGCTTGGCAACACGGCTTCCGTCGGAACCGGTGATAAATTTGAACAGTTACTGAGTGCTTCCCATACCGAAATTGAAGCAGCCATGCGAGGCATGACGGACGCTGAAATTGACGCGATTCTGGAAAAACTCGGGTAACCACTGAAGGAGTACTGACGTAATGACCACAGTAACATCAGCCCAGGCGAATAAGCTGTATCAGGTGGCGCTTTTCACGGCTGCCAACCGCAACCGCTCAATGGTGAATATACTCACTGAACAGCAGGATGCACCAAAAGCAGTTTCGCCTGACAAGAAAAGCACGAAGCAGACCAGTGCAGGTGCACCGGTTGTGCGAATCACGGACCTCAACAAACAGGCCGGTGATGAAGTGACGTTCAGCATCATGCACAAACTCTCTAAACGTCCGACGATGGGGGATGAGCGCGTTGAAGGCCGTGGTGAAGACCTCAGCCATGCTGATTTTTCCCTGAAAATTAATCAGGGCCGTCACCTGGTGGATGCGGGCGGACGTATGAGCCAGCAGCGTACGAAGTTCAACCTGGCATCCTCTGCCAGAACGCTGCTGGGTACGTACTTTAACGACCTGCAGGACCAGTGTGCGATAGTGCATCTTGCCGGTGCCCGCGGTGATTTTGTTGCTGATGACACCATTCTGCCAACGGCAGATCACCCTGAATTCAAAAAAATTATGATCAACGACGTACTGCCGCCGACGCATGATCGTCATTTTTTCGGTGGGGATGCGACGAGTTTTGAAGGTATTGACCAGTCTGACCTGTTCACTCTTGCGCTGGTCGATAATCTCTCACTGTTTATTGACGAGATGGCTCATCCGTTACAACCGGTACGCCTGTCCGGTGATGAGCTGTATGGCGAAGATCCGTATTACGTCCTCTACGTCACGCCGCGTCAGTGGAATGACTGGTACACCTCCACGTCCGGCAAGGACTGGAACCAGATGATGACGCGTGCCGTAAACCGCTCAAAAGGTTTTAACCATCCGCTGTTCAAAGGCGAATGTGCGATGTGGCGCAATATTCTGGTCCGTAAATATGCGGGGATGCCGATCCGTTTCTTTACGAACTCAAAAGTTCTGGTATCGAAAAACGATATGGCAGCAACCACAGAGGAGAAGCAGGCCAAGACCAATATCGACCGTGCCATGCTGCTGGGCGCTCAGGCGCTGGCGAATGCGTACGGTCAGAAGGGCGGCGGTCACTTCAACATGGTTGAGAAGAAAACGGATATGGATAACCGTACTGAGATAGCAATCAGCTGGATCAACGGCCTGAAAAAAATCCGTTTCCCGGAGAAGAGCGGCAAGATGCAGGATCACGGCGTGATTGCCGTTGATACCGCAGTGAAGCTCTGATTTTTCCTTTCCCCATGCCGGGTTATCGCCCGGCTTTTTCAGGAGTCATTAATTATGGCAAAGACTATCCTTGCTCCGTCACTGAGTGAGCGGGTCTATACGGGTACGCACGGTAATGAGTCGGTGGCAGAAGGTGTGTTTACAGTGAGTGCTGCCGAACAGGAAACCGTTATTCATCTTCTCTCACTGCCAGCTGGCATCCGTATCAACTCACTCCAACTGGTTTCAACGGGCGGTCTGGGTACCGCAACCGTCAGCGTCAAGTCCGGTGAGCATGTTCTCATCGATAACAGCGAAGCTGTTTCTGCAAAATTTGCTAAATATGTGCCAGTGGAGCCGTACACCACACAGAGTGACGGGGAGCTGGTTACGGTCACCATTAAGACAGCTGCTGCGACCGGTACCCTGAATGTTCTGCTGCGTTATACCGTGGTGGGATACTGATATAAACCTTCCGGCCCGCGTCATGCGGGCTTTTTTATCCGGGGAATTATATGAGCGAAAAAATTGCCGTTGTCTATATCGGCCCCAAACCCGTGAAAAAGGATACCCTTACCGGGAGTCGTACACTGTTCCCGCGTCTTGAGCCGGTGCATGTTGACAGCGCGCTTGCCTGGCAGTTGCTGGCCTTTCCGGATGTCTGGGTTCGTCATGAAGAGCTTGATGGTGTGCTCAAAAAGCAACAACAGGATGAGCAGTTGCGGCAGGCACAGCAGGCGCAGGAAAGAGAACAGGTTGCTCTTGCAGAAGCGGAGAACAGTTTTGTGGTTAGCGTTGGTGGTCAGGATGTGGATTTGAGCAAACTCACGTCCGCACGGCTGGCAACGTTGTGTGAGGCAGAAGAGCTGAATATTCACAAAGACCCGAAAGAAACGGCTGATGCATTTCGTGTCCGTGTGCGTGAGGCATTTCGCCGTCGTGTTGCGGAGACTGAACAGCATGGCGGAACTGACTGATTTTTTACCGTATGTCCGTCGCCATATCAGTGGTCCGCTGAGCATTATGATGACGGATGCATTATCCATGTCGGCAGTGGCATTCTGCCGTCAGTCCCTGTTGTGCCGCCGTGAAGCCACGCTGTCACCGTCAGCCGGAGAGGACTGTGTGCTGCCATATGACGCGGAGAATGAAGAGTGCGTACATATTATTCGTATCCTCGCTGACGGGCGTGAGCTTTTTGCCGGTCATGATGTGGAAATCCGCCCGGGGCGGGTAATGCATTTTGCCTGTTCGCCCGGAGAGGTGAGTGTGCTTTATGCCGTTGCTCCGAAAGCAGGGAGCCGTCAGGTGCAGGATGAACTGCGGGCATGGTCTGAAGAAGTGGCTGCAGGGGCGCTTGAACGGTTGTTCATGCAGACCGGGGTTTCATGGTCAGACCCGTCGCGCGCACAGTATTTCTCTGTGCTGTTTTCTGAGGGTATCCGTCGGGCATATCGCGACACACTGGCGACAAGTCCGTACTCCTCATACCGCAATCCTGTCCGCAGACAAAGGTTTTACTGATGACGACGATTACTGAAATCATCGGACGAGTGAACACGCAACTGGTTGACCCGATGATGGTGCGCTGGCCTCTGGCTGAGCTGTGTGATTATTACAATGATGCTGTGCGGGCGGTGATTCTGGCAAGGCCGGATGCAGGCGCAAGTCTGGAGACGCTGAATTGTGTTCCTGGTGCACGTCAGACTTTGCCTGATGGCGCAATACAGCTTCTTGACGTGATATGCCTCAGCGATGGTAGTGCTATAAAACCGCAATCCCGTGAGGTGCTTGATGCACAGTATCCCGACTGGCACATGCTGAGGGGGAAACCGGAATGCTTTATCAGCAGTGACCTTGCCCCGCGCGTGTTCTGGCTGTTTCCGGCACCGGAGGAGGCTGTGAGTGTTGATGCTGTGGTCAGCCGCATTCCGGAGGCGGTGTATGTTCTGACGCAGGATGATGACACGCCTGTACCGCTGGAAGAGGCTTATGTTAACCCGCTGGTTGACTGGATGTTGTTCCGCGCATTCAGTAAGGATGCTGCCGGTGGTGCAGAGTCAGGACTGGCAGCACAACATTATCAGAGTTTTGTTGAGCAGCTCGGGATTAAACAGGGGGCTGACAGTACATTGTCGGCCCGCAAGAAGGTGTTTAACGGAGGTGAAATGTGAGTGTTGTTGTTTCGGGGACGCTGAAATCGCCTGATGGTCAGGTTGTATCAGATGCGAACATTACGCTGACGGCGCTGACTGTTTCACCGGATGCACTCAGTGGCACCAGCGCGTCGGCAGTCACCACGTCAACAGGCTATTACGGCATGACGATGGAGCCGGGGGAGTATGCGGTTTCAGTGACGGTGAGAGGGAAGACTGCTGTCTACGGACGTGTGCGTATTGAGGGGACTGAAAGTACGGTGACGCTCAATATGCTGTTACGCCGCAGTCTTGTTGAGGTGAGCATACCCGGAGAACTGCTGACAGATTTCCGGCAGATACAGAACAATGTGGCGGATGACCTTGCCACGATTCGTCGTCTGAACGAAGACACGGCGGTGAAAAATAATCAGGCTTCACAGTCGAAGGAAAGCGCTGCTGCCAGTGCGAAGACTGCATCAGAAAGCGCGAAGGCTGCGACCAGCAAAGCGACGGAGTCTGCACAAAAAGCTAGTGAGGCTGCAGAGGCGGCGACCCGGGCAGGTGAGTCTGAAAAGGCAGCGGCAGCAGACGCGAAAGAGGCCAGACAACATGCTGAAACCGCCAGAGTGGCTCAGGAGGCCGCCGGAGACGTTCTTAAACGTGCTGAGGCTGCTACGGTTAGTGCTGAAGAAGCCAGACGTATGGCTGAGAATGCACGAGGACCTAAAGGCGATACAGGGCCGAAAGGTGATGCTGGTCCTCGTGGTGAAACAGGTCCGGCGGGTCCGCGTGGGGAGAAAGGTGAGCAGGGAGAGCGCGGACCTCAGGGCATACCGGGCCAGAAAGGTGATACAGGAGAACGGGGACCTCAGGGAGTACAGGGGCCAGCTGGCGCAACAGGGCCATCTGGCCCACGTGGTGCGACCGGGCCACAGGGAGCAATGGGGCCGCGTGGTGAAACCGGGGCCAGAGGCGAAAAAGGAGACCCGGGGGGGCCTCAGGGACCAAAGGGGGATACTGGTCCGAGAGGTGAGCCGGGGCCGGCAGGAGCAAAGGGAGAGCGCGGTGAGACCGGACCTGCGGGGCCGAAAGGGGAACCCGGGGAACGTGGTCCGCAAGGATTACAGGGCCCCGCCGGAGAGAGAGGTGAACCGGGTCCGGCAGGTCCGAAAGGTGAACGAGGCGAAGCCGGACCTCAGGGACCTCGTGGGGAGCCAGGCCCGGCGGGCAGCGCAGCAAATGTGGCAGATGCGACGACGGCACAGAAGGGAATTGTGCAGTTAAGCAGCGCAACGGACAGTGATGATGAAACGAAGGCAGCCACACCGAAAGCTGTGAAGGCGGCTATGGATGAGGCCAGGGCAGCGAAACAGAAGGCAGAAGAGGTTGCGACAACCCGCCCGTCGGGAGAAAGCATACCTGGACCGAAAGGTGACAGGGGCGAGCAAGGACCGGCAGGTCCCACAGGTCCGAAAGGTGAGCGCGGTGAACCCGGACCTCAGGGACCTGCAGGACAGAAAGGTGAGCAGGGCCTCCGTGGGCTGCAGGGGGCGACAGGACCTGCGGGAGCAGTGGGGCCCGCAGGCCCACGGGGACCGGCTGGTGCAGCTGGTCCCAAAGGTGATGCAGGCCCGGCAGGCCCCGCAGGAAAGGATGGTACCGCCGGAGCGGAAGGTAAGGCAGGTCCGGCAGGGCCACGAGGTGAAAGGGGACCAGCGGGGGCACAGGGTGTTCCGGGGCCGGTTGGTCCGGCAGGTCCTGCGGGTAAAACGGGGCCACAGGGCCCTGCCGGAGGGCGAGGGCCGATGGGACCGCCCGGGGTGGATGGTAAAACCGGACCACAGGGACCACAAGGGCCAACCGGAAGGCTGGTACCCGGGGAAATTTACAGCATCGGAACATACATTATTGCCGCACTAGTCCCGTATACAACCGACATCGGCAGAACCTATCAGCCAGGAGAAACTGTATCGGGTTCACGCCTTAAGCGATGCGCCCTAATCAAAGACGAAAACGGAAACTATATAAAAGCTAACACCGATGGCATTGACGGCAGACTATCCTCAGTTCCGGGGTCATGGATGGTGTGTAATGAAATTACGTCGACAAATGATAATGAAAGCATCGGGCTGTTCCAGCGCGCATACTGACAGACAGGAGATGAACATGAATGTGGAAAAAATAAGCAATCCGCAATGGGCAGATAAAGAGCACACTGCTGTCAATTGCATGGTGAAGTTTGAGCACATTGAGCAGGCGGTTCCTTTCACTGCAACAGCCAGCGATACCGAAGCATACGGGCGGGATATTTATGCCGCTTGTCTGAGAGGAGAGGCCGGTGAAATTGCAGAATATGTACAGCCATCCATCAGCCCGGAAAAAGCCAGAGAACTCAAAACCGCCGGGATCAACGCCTGGCGTAATGCGATGGAAGCGGCGAACTACACGTTTGAGCACAATGGGCGTAAATGGGACTACGGCAAACAGACACAGGCGCGTCTTGAGCCGTCAGTGGCTGCCGCGAAAGCAGGAATACTGCCGGAGGGTTTTTTCTGGACGGATGCGGAGAATAACGACGTCCCGATGACGGCAGAGGCGCTGATGGCACTCAGTGAGGCGGCGGAGAAGGCGATGTTCACCAAAGGGATGGAAATTCATGTCAGACAGCGCACGATGAAAAAAGAGATTGAAGCGCTGGGTGATGCGGAAGCTATACTGGCGTATAAGGTCGGCATGGCTGACAGGTGA